CGATCTACACACAGGAGGATGAGGAATGAGCAAGATGACTCACAGCGTTACCTGTTTCAAATGTGGCAAGGTCAGCACACTAGAAATCAACGGCGACGCCTTCGAGGCGTGGCGCTCCGGCAAAATTGTATTGCTTCAGGACGCCTTCCCCGACCTGTCGGCTGACGACCGTGAGCTCATCAAGACCGGCATTGACCAGAAGTGCTGGGACGAAATGTTTGGAGGCGAGCAATGATTACCATCCTGTGTATCTGGGCCCTTGTTTACATCGCTCTGAGGAGGCGCTAATGACCAAACAAACCGAATTGTGCTGCTGTGGCCACCCCAAAGCCGGCCACCAATACAACACCGAGGCTTACCCTTACCATTGGGAATGCACGGCTGTCATCTATGTTGACAACTACCGCTATTCCTGCCAGTGCAACGAAATCCGCTCTGAGGTGTCCAGCGAAGGTGATCCTGATTTCATCTGCATCCACCTGGACGACGACCGGCCACGCAACTTCTACGGCACGAGCAATCCACCAAAGGACATGGACTGGAACTTCCGGTATTGCCCGAAATGTGGGGAGGAACTGTGAAAAAGCCACGCTGCAAATACTGTGACAAGAAAATCACCTACGCGCCTTTGATTGGAATGTGGTATCACCTCAATACCAGAACCCCAATGTGCGAGACAACACGAGCTGAGCCAAAGTGACCGAGTCCTTTGACGACTACGTTGCCCGGATGAGCATCATGCCAGAGGACTTAGGCATGGCATTCGCTGCATGGATGAACCTGCAGTTTGGCTGGGACGGAAAAGTAGAGGTGGCTGAATGACCCACTTCATTACGTTCGTTAGCTCTTTTCTGGGAATTGCTACCTACGCTTCTTTGGTCTTTCGCTTTTGGCTGAAAAGGTTTGATGGCGATAAGGAGGAAGCCGGATTTTTGACTTTTTTCACGTTCGTTGGCACAGCAGGCGTCATGTTTCTGACTTACGTTTTGTGGATGCTTACAAAATGACCCACGCAGAGCGCAAAGCACTACGAGAGAAGCACCGAGCCACGTCAAGCGGAATGTTTTGTATCGCATGCAAGCATGAGGACGGCTACCCAGCGTCTTACCCCTGCGACGTAATCAAGGTACTGGACTACCTCGACGTTGTAGATCCAATGCTTAGCGTATTTCCGACCCTATACTCTCTTGATGTTCCACCGGAGTCAGCAGGGAATCCAGTAAATGAGATCAACTAGGCTGGTGGCAAATAGCCTGTGGTAAAATTGTCAACCCTATGACAAATTTCTCCAACATCGACTTCACCAACGGCGCTGTGGCCGTCACCAAAGAGTTCACCCCGGAGGAGGCGCTGGCCTGCTCCCTTGAGAACCCCGAATACTGCGAGGCTTGTCAGTAATTTTCGGAAGTTTTTTTGAGAAACTTTTGAAACCCTTGCAATTTCAAGGAAAATCAACCGCGCAAATGCTCATAGATGCTTGCATTGTCCAATGTTTGGACATACTATAGATACATCAAGCAGTACGACTTAGGAGGTCGAAATGAAAAGTGCATCACTCGTTTTGGAAAAGTTTGAACTAGAAATTCACGGTTGGGATGTTACCCTTGACGGTGGCTGGGGATGGACTCCATGCGCCCAGGTTCACATTGACGGCAAACGATTTGACGTAAAGATGTCAAAGAAGTTGGCGTTGCTCGATTTGCACGTTGGAGATGTTCTTGTCGGTGAGGCTCGAATCTCAACCCAGTTCGACACCCAAATTGTTGCTTGGAAAAACGTCTCAGTCATTCGTGGCGAAGTTCGTGGCAAAGGCATGATGGACAATGACGAGTGCGCCTACTACGCACGTTGCTTTGGATGGGAGAACTAATGAAGTGGACTAGCGAACGTCGAGCTCGTCGCATCCGGCGCAAAATCGTCAAGCGCACCCGACGCCGACTTCAGACGCGAGCCAAATTGGACGCCATTCGCTGGGAGGAAATCCTCCGCGCACGAGAGGACTAGACTGTGACCATGAAACTACAGGCATTCGGCGACAAGGTGATTCTGCAACTAGACCCACCAAAGGAAACTACAGAGTCCGGTCTCATCTTGAACCTGACCAACGAGAACGACCAAGAGGCCACTGTGGTTTCAGTCGGGGAAGGTCGTCACACCTTCGACGGCACACTCATCCCCATTGAGGTTGAGCCAGGACAACGAGTCATTTTTGACCCACGCCAAGCCATGCCATTCCCTTTGGCCGGTGACGACTTCAGGTTGATTGGTTCCTATGGCATCCTCGCAATCCTCGAAGTGTAGGCACTGCAAGCAAGCCATTGAGCGCACGATCTACGTCCGCAACGGCAAGCCCACGCCAAGCACAGTCCACTGGAGCCACAAGAGCAACAACTCGCGCTTCTGTGACCCCATTGACTACGGCTCCGAATTGAGAGCTGAGCCATGACCGTTGTCGCTGCAATCGTGACTCGCGACGGCTCTTGGATGGGAGCAGACTCATTGGCTGCTGATGCCGACATTGGAGCAATTACGGCTTCGCCAAAAGTAGGCAAGTTTGGCAACCTCTTGATTGGCTTCTCAGGCAACTGGAAGGCCGGACAGACCATGTTCGACATGGCCAGCAAAGCCCACCTGCCAACCATGAAGCAGCTCCTGGACAACTTCCAGACCGATGTCAAAGAGTGGAACTTCTTGTTTGTTGAGGCCGGCAAAATCTACGAGGTAGACGAGGATTTGGCAATCCTAGAAATGCCGAGCGAAAAAGGAATCTCGTTTGGCGCTATTGGCTCAGGTGCTCAGCCAGCCTTAGGCGCGCTCTACGTCAGCCACGAGGACGAGGGAAGCCTCATGCGAGCCCTAGAGGCTAGTGCTGAGTTCAGTGCAACCGTTCGTGGGCCGTTCAGAATAGTTGGCCTGTAGATCGCGGTAAAGAGTCCAGACTCCGAATCGACTCATCGTCGAGCTGGAAGTTCTGCACTAGACGCCCTCCTGTGGGCCCTGTGAGCCTCTTAGGAGCGTTCTCGATGTCCTCGATGGAGTTCCACCCCACAACCTTGACCTTCATGCTGGGCTCCACAACCTCGGCGCAATAACACCAGATGACTAAATCAGCCTTTTTGGCTAGTAGAGGCAACTGACCGACAGCCACGCACCGACCGAACTCCGGCCAAAACCTACGGTTCCAAGTCTTGACATCTGCCTTGAAAGCGCGAGAAACAATGTCTGCCTGACTAAGAGCTTTGACATCAGCCCATAGGTCTTTGACCTCGTAGCCTTGCTCCTGGAGCACTTGGGAGGCGGCTATCTCACCTAGTTTGCCTCGCAGGTGGGAGTTGAGGTCGTTGGTGTAGTGACCTTGCTTTTCGGCAAAAAGAGCCAACGTTTCCTCAGCCAGCCTCGTTGCTCGATTGACTTGATCTGAGGATAGTTGGATGATTTTCATCTCAACAGGCTAGTGGTCATTTGTCGTGTTTCGTCCTTTAGATTTTGCTCTGGTATCTCATAGCAGGAAAAAGCCATTTACCTTGCATTACGGCGCAACCGCATACAGATAACCAAACCTGTTAGCAAAACGTTCCCAATGTGTAGTCTAAAAACTCCCCAATGTGTAGTCCAAAAGTGCAGACCAAACGTGACCGAACGTGCGACCTCGGAATTTGTTACCACATCACATTCGTGTAATTACAACGGTGTAACCTGTGGTATCGTAGAAGTATTACTATAGGCATTTAGTGTCCATTCAATAGACGCTTAGACACCTAAACGATGACCCAAAACTCACCCGGCGGCTACATCCGCACAGAGGAGCAAGCGTTACTCGACACCGAGGCGCTCAAGCTCCGTTCACTCGGTTGGTCTTATCAGAAGGTCGCAGACGCGATTGGAACGACTAAGGCCACCGCCTACAACCGTGTCCAAAGAGCCCTCGCTGCAATCCCAGCCGAGGCCGTCGATGAGTTTCGCCGGCTTGAGATGGAACGTCTTGATCTAGTGCTCAATGTCGCAATGGACAAAGCCATGAGTGGCGACAAAGGCGCACTGTTTGCAGTTGACCGGGTCATCTCCATCATGGACAGACGAGCCAAACTGATGGGCTTGGATGCACCGACCAAACACGAAGTTCTCACGCTCGACGCAGTCTCCGCAGAGATTCAGCGCCTAGAGCAACAGTTAGGGGAGAGCGATGCTGGCCGAACAGAAACTAGCGAACCTCAAGAGGCTTGAGGCACTCCTAAAGGCTGACGAGGAAAAGAAGGCTGAGGAGGCAAAAGCCAGACTCGCGTTCTCTCGTTATCGGCAGAATGCCCGACCGCAGCAATTACCTCCAGAAGGCAACTGGTTCATCTGGCTCATCCTTAGTGGACGTGGCTGGGGGAAAACCTTTGTTGGCTCATCTTGGATTGTCGAGAAGGCGCTGCAGAACCCTGGCATTGAATGTGCCATCGTTGCTCCAACATTTACCGACGTTAGGCGAACCTGTGTCGAGGGCCCTAGTGGCGTCCTCAAGGCACTGATGCCCGGACAGCTCAAGTTTTACAACCGCTCCAACGGCCAAATCACTTTGACCAACGGCAGCAAACTACACATGATCTCCGCAGAGGAGCCCGACCGGGCCAGAGGATTGAACCTCAGTTTCTGCTGGATGGACGAGCTTTCATCTTGGAAATACGAGCAGACGTGGACAGAAGGTCTAGCACCGGCTCTACGCATTGGCTCACCACAGGTCGTCATAACAACGACGCCTCGTCCGACCAAACTCATCAAAGAGTTTTTCAACCGCAAAGACGGTTCCGTAGTGGTCACAAGAGGCTCGACGTTTGACAACGCCGCCAACCTATCGGGAGCGGCTCTCGCCGAACTGCGCTCTCGTTATGAGGGAACTCGCATCGGTCGGCAAGAACTATACGGCGAAATCGTCGACGACGTTGAAGGCGCTCTATGGACTGCCACAATGATTGACGAGCACCGAGTCAAAGAGATGCCCGAAATGGCGCGCGTGGTGGTCGCAGTTGACCCAGCAGTCACCTCTGGCGAGCACAGCGACGAGACCGGAATAGCGGTCGTTGGTCGTGGCGTCGACGGACGCTGTTATGTGCTGGCAGATAGATCGTGCAAAGACACTCCCTACGGCTGGGCCCAGCGAGTCGTTGCTACCTACGAGGAATTCAAGGCCGATAAGGTCGTCGCGGAAAAGAACCAGGGTGGCGATTTCATCCAACAGACGCTCCAGCAAGTCATGCCGGGACTACCCTTCAAAGGCATCACCGCGCGTGTCGGAAAAAGGCTCCGCGCTGAGCCCGTCGCGTCTCTTTATGAGCAAGGCCGAGTGAGTCACGTTGGCTACTTCGACATCTTGGAATCCCAGATGTGCGAGTGGCTCCCAGACTCCGGCAAGTCACCAGATCGTCTTGATGCTTTAGTGCATGGAATCACAGAACTCGGCTTTGGCCTGACCGGCACTGCCGACATCTACCTAGCGACCATTGCCCCGGAGTGTCCGAACTGCGGAATGCCTAACTCGGTCGGAGCTCAATCCTGCGCCTCATGCGCCAAAGAACTAATCAGAACTGACGGCACATTCTCGCCGTTCCCTTACCCCAACTAGGAGCGAACCCTTGCCGTTATTCTCACGCAAGAACAAAACAGAGGAACTCGCAAAGGCGATTGCTGCAGAGATGGTCAAAAATGTTGGCCCATACTCAGCCGGCACTTACAGCCAAGCGACGGCAGCCGCTCCCTACACCAACTCGAACATGGACGGCCAGATTCAGATTGCTGGTGAGGCTGTTCCAATGCCACGTCCAGCAGGAGCCTTCGGCGCAATTCTCGGCCCTGCAGCTCCAATGCTCCCAGCGCCACTTGACGAAGTGCTCGACGACTCCGGTCGTGCGATGCCTCGTAAGTACGAAGCGCCAGTGGCTTCAAACCTCAACATCACTCAGACGGCCGTTCCTTATGCGATTCTGAAGGCCTTGTCTGAGCAGTGCGACATCATCCACCGTTGCATCGAGATTCGTGTCTCAGAGTTGACAAAGATGGACTGGTCATTCTCGCTCGATTCAAAGGCCATTCAGCAGATCATGGAGGAGGAGAACGTCTCCCACGCTAAGGCTGCCAAGATTGGTCGCGAGAAGTACGGTCAGGAAATTGTCCGTCTGACCGAGTTCTGGGAAAACCCATACGTCGCTACTGACCGCTCATTCAAGGAGTGGCTCACCGAAGCACTGTGGCAGTCATTCGTCTACGACCAACTTTGCATTTACCCTCGCTACTCGCTTGGCAAGAAACTGATTGGCTTTGACGTTATCGACGCTCCAACAATCAAGTTGCTCCTGGACAACCGAGGAGACATTCCCCACCCCCCAGTGCCAGCGTTCCAGCAAATACTTTTCGGCTTCCCTAGAGGGGAGTTCACTGCTTCACCTGACACCGATGCTGAAGGTTCGTACTACAACGGCGTAGGTCGAGCTGGACAATTCCTCACCGACCAGATGTTTGTATCGGTCAAGAACCGTCGCACCTGGAGTCCCTATGGCTACTCGGCCGTCGAGATGGCGATTCCTGCAGCGACTCTTTACCTAGAGCGTCAGCGTTGGATGCGCGCCGAATACACCGAAGGCTCAAGCCCTAAGACGTGGATGAAAACCTCGTCAAAGGACGTACTGCTCGACCCACTGAAGCTGGCTGCTTACGAGCGAGTCCTCAACGACCGTCTCGCTGGATCAACGGCTGAGCGCAACCGAGTCAAGGTATTGCCAGACGGCTTCGACCCAGTCCAGATGGCCTCCGAGGACGAGAAATACAAGAGCGAATACGATGAGTTCATCATCAAGCGCATCGCCTCAATCTTTGGTGTTGCCCCATCAGCCCTCGGCGTGGTTCCACGTTCTGGCCTCGGTGGTGCTGGCGAGCACAAGGGAGAACAGCAGTCAGTTGACGCTATCTCAGCCAAGCCAATGGAGAACTACGTTGTCGAGTTCATCAACGCTTTGAGCCGTCGATTCCTCGGAGCCGACAAAAACATCACCTTCGTCCTGGACAACCAAGACAACGCCGAAAACCAAGTCGAAAAGACGAAGGCGTATCAGGTCGCTTTGTCATCAGGCCAGATGACCTTGAACGACGTTCGTGGCGAATTGGGAATGCCACTGTTTGACGACCCTGCAGCAGACGAGCCATTCCTCGCAACCCCTCAGGGCCCTATTTACTTCCGAGGCACACTCGACACAGATGCAACTGGAAACACGACTGCACAGGTAGGAGCAAACGATGGCGAGAGCCCACAAAGCCCACAAATCGCACAAAGCCAAGAAAGCGACAAAGAGCCACAAGCTGCACAAGAACCGAGTGACGGTGAAGGCAAAGAGACGGAAGTTGGTCTAAAGGCCGACGAGGCAAAAGCCTTCCGCAAGTTCGTCTCAAAGCCTCGGAGCCGTGAGTTCATCTTTGAGCACCACACGCCGGAGGAAGTCGAGTTACTGAAGGCGCAGATAACTGATACCCCAAAAGGTCAACAGGTTACTAAGGCTCGCAAGAAACTCCACGAGTTGCCCGGACACGACGATCGTCAATCGGTAGTCGACAAGCACCGCGCAGCCATCACAGCCGGAATCGCGCTCTCGGTTCAAGGCTGGGAGAAGGCAGTTGAGCAGGCAGTAGCCTCAGCTCCGAAACAGTCCGTTGACACTTCCGCTCTCAAGGCAATTGTTGAGCAGTCGATTCAGCACAATGTCAGTGGCCAGTCCGTCAAGTTAGGCGAGACGCTGACGACCCTGACTCAGGATGCAGCACAAGCGACTGCAGACCACCTTCGAGTTCCACTAGTCAAGCAAGGCGCACGTCTCCAAGAGATGCTCCGCCAAGCCGACCAGACCGCCAAAGCAATTCAGGGAACAACCTTGAGTCGCATTCGGGGAGCAATCGTGACCGGCATCGAGCAAGGACAGTCGTCCAAGCAAATCGCCGACCAAATCAACCTGCTTATCAACGACCCGGCACGAGCCGACTTGATTGCTGTGACCGAGACAAACTCGTCTTACAACGCAGCCTTCATCGACAGCCTCGAAGCCTCAGGTCAAATTCAGTGGTGGTGGGAAGCCTACATCGGAGCCTGTGAAATTTGCCTCTCGCAAGTTGGCTGGCACGATCTAGGAGACCCACACCCGGACGACGGCTCACACCCGAACTGTCGTTGCACCGTATTAGACCAAGAACCGTAAACGGAGAACATAACAATGGCCCAAGACATCAAGTACGCCTACATGGGAAACCTCACCGCCAAGCGTGGCGACGATGGATACCTTCGAGTGAAGGGAATCGCAACTGACGATACCCTCGACCTCGACCAGCAAATCTGTGACCCAGACTGGCTCAAGAGCGAAATGCCTAAGTGGATGGAAATCGGAAACATCCGAGAGATGCACCAGAGCAAGGCAGTTGGCAAGGCAATGGAGATGGAACAAGTTGGAAACGGCTTTGTTGTCGAAGCCAAGATTGTTGATCCAGTTGCCGCCAAGATGGTCGAGGAGGGAATCTACACAGGTTTCTCCATCGGCATCAAAAACGCTCGCGTGGTCAAAGATGCTGCAGCTCCGGGAGGACGAATCATTCAGGGTTCCGTAGTGGAAATTTCTTTAGTCGATAGACCGGCCAATCCGAGCGCAGTAATTGAAATCGCAAAGTCAATCGACGGCGAACTAGTGAAGGGAGCGGCAATGGCCGACACCGAAAAGATGGCCGACAGCCCGGAGATGAATGCCGACGCTCTCGCCAGTGAAGTACCAGTAAACCCAGAAATCAACGAGCCTCGTGCAGACGCCTTCCAGCCCTGCCCTGCCTGTGGTGGTTCTGGACACAAGTCCAACGTCGACGCTGAAGCATTGACTCAGATTCGCTGTGAGGAATGCGACGGCTCTGGCCGTGCTCCTGAGGGAATCCACGAGAACATCCAACAGGCCAGCCCATCGACCGACAAAGAGAACGACGTAAACCACGAGATCAAGGCATCTGACCCCGACGCAACCGCCGAGGCTGAGCCTGAGGTCGAGAAGCGTGAGTTCACCGACGCCGAGCGCGCAGACGCTGCAGAGGCCGGTCAGGCACTCCCAGACGGCTCGTACCCAATCAAGACCGTCAAAGACCTCAAGAACGCTATCCAGTCATTTGGACGAGCTTCGGACAAGCCGAAGGTCAAGGCTCACATCAAGGCTCGTGCTGTTGCACTTGGCCGTGAGGACTTGGTTCCAGAGAACTGGAAGTCGGTTGACGCCGACGTTGCAAAGGCTGACGACATGATGCACGACCCAGCCGACCTCGCTGCAGTCCGCGCTGGTCTGATTGCTCTCATCAAGGCTGAGCTCGACGAGATGCTCGCTGGAGACGAGAACGAGATTTGTGACGTAACTGAGTTACTCTGCTCACTAAAGATTTTCCTCGACTGGTGGACTTCAGAAGCCAGCGAAAACGAAACCGACGCTCCCTTCACCGGATGGGACGAGAACAAGGATGATGACACAATGGCCTACATTGGTCTCGGCGTTTCAGCCGACCTGATCAAGTCAGCAAGCGCACCAGACGCTACTGACGAAACAAAGAACTCACTCCGTGACGAGATTCGCAAGTCTCTCGGCGTGGATGAAGTAATTGCCACCTACAAGGCGGCTTTGGCAGAGCAAGAGGAGCGCATCGAAACGCTCAAGAGTGCTCTCGACGAAGTACGCGAAATGGCAGCACCGGGAGGCCCGGCAATCCGAGCCAACCACGTTCAGACCCAAAAGTCTGCACAAGTTGAAGCCCTCAAGATCGAAGCCGAAGGCTACCGTCTGAAGGCTGCACAAATCACAAGCCCAGAACTTCGCAACTCGTACCTCGATGCCGCGCGCGCTATCGAAGCACGACTAGAGCAGTTCTAATTCCCTACAACCTCTAAAGGATAAAAATGGCATACGCTGCCCCCACCCTGGATGAGATGTTTCATGGCCTGTCAAAGGCCGAGCAAGTAGAACGCTTTGAAGCGTTCAAAGCTGGAATGTCTGCCATCCACCAGAAGTCCATCACGGCTGCACGTCGTGGTGAAATCGCATTCGACCCACAGAAGGGTGCTGTCATTGCACCTAACGCTAGCGACACCATCGCTTCGCTTCGTGGCGAGATCAGCAAGGCTGTCTCAGGCGACCAATTGGCTGCTGTTGAGTCTGCTCTGCAGAACATCGAAAAGGACTTGACCCTCACCTCACCGTTGAACAACTCAACCTCAGGTGTAACTGGTCTTGTTCCCTACAACCTCGACCCAGTTCTGTCGCTCCTCGTTCCTAAGGAACTCTACTTCCGTAACAACACCTCACGCGTAAAGGCAATCGGTCAGGCGCTCGAATTCCGTCGCATCACTGGTGTAACAAACGCTGGTGTTGGTGGAGTCGCTAACGCAACTGGTTTCTTCCAGTCATCGAGCGCATCAACCGCATTCGGTGGAGTTTCACTCAACCGTCCTGGCAAGATTTCTTACGCAGCCGACAAGTTCGTTCTCCCATTCAAGGAGTTCGGTTTCTCGGACAGCGTTTCACTTCAGGCCGAGTTCGCTGGTCAGGGATACACCGACCTGCGTCAACTGTCACACACCGCACTCATCTGGGCCCACTTCTTGGGTGAGGAGCGCGCAATGTTGAACTCTACCGCTTCAGCTCTGAACGTTGCAGGTGTAACTCCAACTGCTGCTAACGACACCACTGGTACTGGCTTGCCTGCTACCTCGTCGTCTGCTGTTGTTGTGACCTTCTCGTCCGCATACGGCGAGACTGCTCCAATCAGCGCCGGTACTGTTACCAACGCGACCTCAGGTCAGGGTGTCAAGATCACCTACACCGGAACTGTTCCTGTTTCAGCAGTTGCAATGAACGTTTACGTCACCGTCTCCTCGACCGTTTACCGCGCTTCAAGCGTTTCGACGGCTTCAGGTCAGACCGCTTTGGCGTTCTCTGTTTACGCTGCTGGTGTACCTTCGGGCGACAACTCGTTCCCCAACACCTCAGGAACCGCTCTTGGTTACGACGGAATCATCAACACGATTGCCAACAACGGTGGCTACGTTGCCAACAACTACGGTTCAATCTCCGCAGTTGCTGAGCCAGGTGCATTCGCACAGGACGCCTTCATCAGCCTTTACAACTCTGTAATGGCCGACCCAGAAGCAATCGTCACCACTGCTGCAATCCGTCGCGCAATTGCGAAGTCCATCCAGACCTCAACCTCAAGCCAGGTCGCTAACTACCGTCTCACCTACGAGACCGGCAGTGACGGCGTACGCTTGGGCTCGCTCGTTTCTGGTATCCAGAACGAAGCAACTGGATCGATGGTTGACCTCGTCACCCACCGTTTCATGCCTGCTGGCGTTGCAGTTGTTTTGCAGAAGCAGTTGCCATTCCCAGACTCCGGCGTTTCCACTTGTTGGGAAATGCACTCGGTCGTCGACAGTTTGGTCATCGACTGGCCCCAGATCGGACTCACCTACGATTCAAGCACCTACTCGCTGAACACTTTGGCCGGTAGGGCTCCTGCTTGGAGCGGTGTCATCACAGGTCTGACTGCTTAGTCAAACCAATCGCTGGCGACTTATCGTCAGCACCTAGCAGGTTGAGCCGGTCGGATGTGTCCCCTTCGTCCGACTGGCTCCCTGCTCTTAGGTTGCATTACCCAAAGGGGAAGTTCGCTAAGGGAGAAAAACAAAATGGAAACCGTCAACGTCCTTTGGACATGGCCAGAACTTTATTGGAAGGTATCGTGCGACTCGTAGGTTCAGACCGCAAACTAACGCAGATTGAACTTGGCGATGGTGGCAAGATTGTTGACCGCGCTAAGGACGGCACATTCCACGTCGACCAGACGACAGCAAAAGAGCTCGTCAAGTCTGGTGACTTCGCTGTGGCCGGCACGACCTTCCGCAGTGCTCAAGGCTACCGTTGCCAATGTGGTTTTGTGAGCGTATTCCGCGACAGATGCGGTAAGTGTGGTTCAACTGATCTAGTTCCAGAGGAGGAATAACAAATGCCAATAGCCTCCTTCGTAACGAGCGAGAACAACAGCGCACCGTACGTCACCATCACCGAAGTCCTGAACTCGCCAACCGCAGCCAGCCTCGACTTCACCAGCCTCATTCCGGGTGGAACCAACGCTCAGCAGACGGCTGCTTTGCAAGACATGATTTACCGCGCGTCAGCAAAGGCTGACAACTACTGCCTCGGCGCAATGGGAACCCTCTGTGCCACAAGCAACGTCGAAAACGGACGCTACCGGCCCAACCGACTCGGTCAGTTCGTCATCCATCCTCAATACTGGCCAATCCTCGAAGTGGACTCATTCGCCTACGGAACAACTCCCGGAAGCGGAATGCAGGCCATCACCTTGACCGACACCAACACCTCGATTGAGCGTCACCAGTTCATCATCACCTCGGACTTCGGCATCTCGACGGTTGTCCAGTTCGGCAGCCTAAACCTCGTCGCTGGAGGTTTCCCCGGAGACTACGAGCAGTTCTGTCAGTGGACTTACGTCAACGGCTTTGCCAACACCTTCGTCACATCAGGCGCTGAGGCCGGAGACGGTGGAGTAGAGGTAGATAACCTCACCGGGATTTATCCGGGCATGACTCTAACAATTTGGGATGGACAATACACCGAACAGATTGTGGTCGAGAGCGCAGCAACTAACTTCATCACTACGAAGTCTGCCCTCAAATACGCTCACTCGACTGGCGTCAATGTCTCAGCCCTGCCGGCCACCGTCAAGCAGGCTGTCATCCACTTCGTCTGTGCAATGGTCACAGAGCGTGGAGCTGGTGGTCTAGTCCTGAGCGAAGTCGGCGAGTCCGTTGGAGTCTCAAACAAGACCCTCAACGCCGAGTGGCACGAATCCTCTGGATACGACCTGCTAGATGACTTCAAGCAGATTTGGGGTCGCTCGTAATGTCTCGCACCACAGTTCGCAACGCTGTGGCAAACTACCTCTCAGGCGCTGGCATAACTGGCCTGACAAAGGTCTTTGCCTACCCACCGAAGTTGACCCCAGAAGGCGACTTCTATCAAGGCACGGCTCCCGACCACAAGAGCGGAACCGTTGTCTACATTTGGATCAACGCTCAGCGCGAGCAACGCATCGCTCTAGGTGGATTCACCAACGGTCGCAAGATGGTCTCTTACGAGTTCGTCCTTGACTGCTACTTCCGCTCCACGACCCCTAAGTCTGAGGATGCAATGGCAGAAAACGACGCCTTTATCGACTCGCTCATCAGCGAAGTTCGAGCCAACAGAATCGCCAACGCTCCTGGAACAGTGTTCCAATGGGGAGAAGGTGGACACAATGGTGGAAACGACATTGAAGCCGTTTCCTACTATCCCAAGATGCTCGGTGCAGCCGGCTCTGTAAGTCAAATCTACAGTGAAGTCCGCATCCAAGTTCTTGAGGAAATCGACGCATAGCAAAGGAGCCAATCATGGCATTCACATTCAACGGTGACGAAACCCTCGTTTACCCAAACATCATTGTCGACGGCGCAGTCCTCGTGGCTGAGCCCGGCAAGTCATACGACCTCGACTCTGCACCGGACGACCGTTGGACTTCGGCCACCGCTTCAGCTCCAAGTGCACCGGCATCAGCACCAAGCGCACCTGCTTCGGCTCCTGAGGCCACGCCAGCAGATTCAGCACCATCAACCGACGAAACCCCAGCCTCAAACTAACCACCCAACAAACAAGAATAGGAGCCACTAGTGGCCTACTTAGTAGCAAATAGTTACCTCGGACTCATTGCAGAGAGCACCAGAGGCACGACCCCATCGAGCGGAACTGCAACGTGGATTCCAGTGGCAGCGCCACAAATCACACCGGGACAAAAGTTCCTTCGTGACGAAGCCCTCCGAGGCTCTCCTGTTATGGTCTATGACCAAATTCAAGGAGTACGCTCGGATGCCGTTGAATTCAAGTCATTTCTATACGCAGACACCTTCCCACTTCTGCTGACTTCGGTTCTAGGTGGAAACGACGCTGTCACCGGCTCAGGCCCTTACACGCACGTCATCGGCGTCTACAACAATGCAGCTAACGGTTCACAACCTAAGTCCTACTCGATCATCGACTTCGACGGTGCTAACTGGTTCACCTTGACCGGAGCTCAGGCTGACGAGATTGCTTTGACCTTCGGTGCAGATGTTGCAGCCGAGGCCACCGTCAAGTTCCTGGCCAACCCCTACACCTCATCGGCAACTGCTCCTGCTTCTGGGCCCTTCCAGACCTTGAGCCTCTCAGCCGAGCACATGATCCCTGCATGGGACACGGCCATCACCGTTGGTGGAACCACCTTTACCTACATCTCATCTGGCGAACTAACAGTTGCTCGCAAGACTCAGTCAATTTTCACACTTGGAACTCAGGCTCCTCACTTGAACTTTGCTGGCCCTGTTGAGGTCACTGGTAAGTTCACCGCATTGGTTGACAGCACGTCAGACACTTGGTCGACTGGTTCTGGTGCAACGGCTTTGACTCGCTCGCCACAGGCAACGGTCATCACCTTCACCGACCCCAACGACGCCACGTCATCGACTCAGCACTCGATTGCATTCCAGATGACCAGCGTTCAGTACCAAGACGTACGCCGCGTTCGCGGAAAAGAGTTCACTGAGGTCGAGGTTTCATTCACGGCCAACGCCAACTCGACTGACGCCATCTCTGGTTACGCACCAATCAAGACGACGACCATCAACGGCACGTCGACTGCTTACCAGACTGGTTACTAAGTAAGTAGCGAAAAGCCCTGAGTCAAAGGGGGATGACTCAGGGCTCTTTGCTCGCAACACCGTGCTGCTTAGTCCAACTCTATCAAAGGGAAACAATGCCTGCAATTGAACTGCCTAACGGCGCATCAGCCATCATCAAGACTCGTGACGAAATCACCGAGCGCGTCTCGCGTCAGATTTCTCGTGCCTACATCAAGGCTGCCGGAACTGCTGCAAAACTCGCCAGCTCAGGATTTGACGAAAACGACCCAACCACCTGGACTCGCTTCGCTGACCTGACCGAGGAGGATCAAGACAACCTCGACGGCTACCAAGCAGCCCTCATTGTCGGCATGGTTAGTTCATGGTCACTCGGCGACCTTCCAACGCTTGAGACAACGCTCGACCTGCCAAAGCCCACTTTCGAGGCCCTTGCTGCAGCCTGCTCTGAAGCGTTCAACCAAACCCCTGACTTTTCCCCACACACCGACCCAAAAGCCCCTACCGCCGACTGAACCGTCTGGTCGAGGCGCTAAGAGGCAAAGACACAGACGTTGACGCCGAGGTCGCTGAGTATTTCCGAGAGGTCAGATTCCGCAAAGCGTTCGGCGGCTCACACGAGGACTTCCTCAACCAGCCAATCGACGTGACCGAATGGATGCTTCAAATCGACACCGTAATCAAAGAGGTTCAGAATGGCCAATAGTTTTCACGTCAACGCTGGTGAGTTCTTTGCCGGGATAACTGAACTTGAAAAGCGCATGGACAAGGCTTCTGAATACATCGTCACCGCAGGTGGAAAACTCATCTCGTCCGCAGCCAAAAAAGAGTTTCAAGCTCGTCCTTTAGGCGACATGAAAACATCAGCCATTACCGGCCGTCGATACTATGTGGGCCCAGCCAATCCACCGCGTCCAACCAACCGCACTCACAACCTGTCGAACAGCATCAGGCTTCGCAGTGTTCGCTCGCTCGGCAAAGGTCGCTGGGAATCAAAGACCGGAACCGGCCTCTATTACTCTGGATACGTCGAATACGGCACGTCCAAGATGCAACCATTCCCATACCTGCAACCAGCAGTTGACAAGGTCATCCCAGCAATCACGTTGCTTGGCCTTGAGACGTACGCAGAAGCACAGAAACTCTAGGAGACATCATGGCCGGAACCCTGCCCCCAATCATTGCCACGCTGATCGCGGACACCAAAGAATTCAACGCCAAGATTGACGGCGCTGAGAAAAAGGTCAAGGGATTTGCTGCATCAACAGATGCTGCCGGAACCAAGTTCTCCTCATTCGCCAACAAGGCATCCACCGCAATTGTCGGCGCTGGCCTAGTAGTTGGAGTTGCCTCTGTAAAGATGGCTGCCGACTTCCAATCGGCTATGACCACTCTCGTGACCGGCGCTGGCGAATCTGAAAAGAACATCGAGATGGTCAAAAACGGCATCTTGAGCATGGCTGGCGTCGTCGGACAAACCCCAAAGCAATTGGCTGAGGGGATGTACCTCATCGAATCGGCCGGGTATCACGGCGCTCGTGGTCTCGAAATCTTGAAGGCTTCAGCCGAAGGTGCTGCAGTCGGTAACGCTCAAATGGCAACTGTGGCCAACGCTGTCACAACGGCCATGACGGACTACAACATCCCAGCCTCACGCGCTAACGCCGTCACCTCTGCCCTTATCGAAACCGTCGCCTCAGGTAAGACTCACCTGGAGGACTTGGCAAGTTCAATTGGTAAAGTGATGCCTGTTGCTTCGGCTCTTGGAATCAACTTCCAGACCGTCACCGGCGCAATGGCCACTATGACGAACGCCGGTCTCTCGGCTCGCTTTGCTGCACAGCACTTGCAGACAACCCTCCTCTCCCTCTCCGCACCCACTAAGGCTTCACAAAAGGCTCTTGACGCCGTCGGCCTGTCCGCTCAGCAACTCAAGAACATCATGTCGAACCCGAAGGAAGGTCTCGGCACGGCCTTGTCCGTCATCCAAGAGGCTGTTGCTCGACGCTTCCCAGCCGGCTCAGTTGCCTACGTCGAAGCCATGAAGGGGATCTACGGAAGCACCGTTGCCTACTCGACCGCACTCATGCTCGGTGGCTCACACGCCAAGCAATTTGCCGACAACGTTGACAACATTGGCTCACGACTCAAGAGCAATGCACCGGCTGTTCAAGGTTGGGCCAAAGTTCAAAAAGACCTCAGCCAGCAACTCAAAGAGCTCAATGGCTCTGGTCAGTCCATGCTTATTGGACTTGGCAGTTTCTTGTTGCCTAAGTTGACGGACATCGCCAAGTTTGCAACGTCGGTCATCAACTATTTCAAGCAGCACCCACTTGCTGGCGACATCCTCGGACTTGCTGGCGCTGGCGTATTCGCTGCTGCTCTGGCACTCAAAGTCAAGAACGCCATGAAAAAGGTGTTTGACGCTAGTTCAGAAATCTGGAACGGTCTCAAGTCTGTTTGGGGAAAAATGACCGGCAAGGGTGGAGGCAATCCTCTGACAGGTCCAGTCACCTCAACGCAAGGTGTCACCATGATTGACCTTTTGGGAAACATTGACATCAACACAGCCAAGATGGCAGGTGGTTCTGCACTTGGTGGACTCACAGAGGCTGGTGGACTTGCAACCGGAGCCGAGGCTGTTGCTGGTGGCATCACCGTTGCTGGCGTGGCTATTGCTGCCGGAGCCCTTGCAATCGTTGCCGCCACTTGGTTTGGACTTTCTAAAATCGACAGCAAGGTGGTTCCGGTCGGAACTCATGGCATACGCAATACCAAGACCGGCAAGGTAGAAACGCTTGGCTCAGACTTTGCCAACGCTGCACGTCTCGCCAACCAACGCAACTCAGTCAAGGTTTCGGTGAAGTAATGGACGGCCAGGGAGTCTGGGACGGTCAGCCGGTAAGTGACATCGACATTGAGATTGACCTTACCGTCCTTTCCTCACGCCTTGCCAAAGACCCACAATTCATTGCGCTTGTCTCTAAAGCCGTCCGAGACCAATTGCTCAAGGACGTTCGAAACAAGAAAACGCTGTTTGGTAAGTGGGGAGGAACGACTAAATGACGCTCTCGAACCTTCCTGTTTTGGCTGTCCAAGTAGCCTTTACATCCACCAACCTCTACGCTCAGAATCAGACGTGGACTGACATTAGCCCTTACGTCATTGACTTCACGACCACTGCTGGCCGTCAGCACTACCTCGACCGCATCGAGGCGTCGACACTGAACATGACTCTGGACAACCGCACCGGGTTCTTTATCAACGGTACGACTAACGGAACCGGAGCGACCCTTCAGACGCGCTGTCCAATCCGAGTCCTCGCTGGCTGGCCTCAGCTCAACGTGACCGCTATCTCAGGCTCTGGAACTGTCGTCACCTACACCTGTGCCAACACCTACTCGGCTGGCCAGCAGGTCATTGTCCAGGGTGCAACCACCGCAGCATTCAACGGTGTCTTTACCGTAGCGAGCGCCACTTCCACCCAATTCACCGTCGCCTCAACTGCCACCGGCTCATCCTCAACTGCAACGGCTGCTGCTGCCTATCCCATTTTCACCGGGGCCATTCAGTCTGCCGACGAGCGCGTCATGGACGCCTTGAACCAAGACATGATCATCACGGCCTCGGACTACACGCAGTTCTT